ATTTCCATTTTTACCCCTGATCAAACCGATCGCCCCCAATCTGGCTGGTCACTACCGGATAGGGGCTGAGATTTGCTTACAGAGCCAAACAGCGGCAATCTAGAGGTAGTAGGTAAGAGCGAACCTAGGTTGCACACGCCTTATGCCGATGGTTTAACTAGCCGAGGGTATGAGATCGTGGCATTAGCTGAGCAATTAGGCGAGCCGTTGATGCCTTGGCAAGAGTTAGTAGTCAATGAGAGCATGAAACTTAAAGATGACGGGCGCTGGGCTTTTCCGCAGGTCGGTGTGCTGGTTGCCAGGCAGCAGGGCAAGTCTCACTTAATGCGCTTGCGGATATTGTGGGGTTTAGTGCATGGCGAGAAGTTGCAAATCCTCTCAGCTCATAAATTGGCAGTATCGCTTGAACACTTTAACCAAGTGGTCGATACGATCGAGCAGAACGAGTTTCTAAGCAGTCAGTTAAAGCGGATAAGGCGCACCAATGGTCAAGAGGAAATTCAATTTCTCAATGGCGCTCGATTTAAAGTGGTTGCCAACAATGCCGCAGGCCGTGGCTATGCGGGGGCAGAGACAATTTACTTAGACGAACTTCGAGAGCATAAAGATTACTCGGCTTGGTCTGCTATCACTAAGACTCAACTAGCTGCCAAAAACCCGCAGCTCTACGGCTTCTCAAATGCAGGCGATGCTACTTCTATTGTGCTTAACGAGTTGCGCGATCGTGGCCTTGCGACAATTCAAGGCGTTAAAGATTCGCTTTTATGGCTTGAGTGGTCTGCCCCACCTAATACCAATATTAGCCTCGAATCGGCAGCATGGTCAAACCCGGCGATGGGGCGCACAGTTCATCCGGACAATATCGCTGCCACTTTTAACGAGCCCGAAGCAGTAGTTCGAACCGAAGTCATGTGCCAATGGGTCGATACCTTGCAATCGCCATGGTCACCTAATGCTTGGAATCAATGCGCTAACCCAGATTTGCTAGTAGAGCCAGGCAACCAAACCTTTTTGGCATTTGATGTTACGCCTAGACGAAATCAAGCCAGCCTAGTAGCCTCACAGATAATTGACGGCAAGATTGCTTTGGGTCTAGTCCAGATTTTCGATTCTGATACTGCCCTAGACGATTTAACGATTGCCAATGCAGTAGCAGATTGGGCAAAGGCCTACGATGTAACCGAAATTGCTTATTCTAAGAATACTGGCCAAGCGGTAGCGGCTCGATTACTAGCTGCGGGTATCCAAACTACCGCTATTGACGGACGCGCTTTTGCCATGGCTTGCGATCAGATGCTTAGCGCCATGGAACACCAGCGCTTAATCCATAAAGACGAAGTTACTTTTAACAAACATATCTCTGCTTGCGCTAGAATTCCATTTGCGGAAGGTGGGTGGCTAATTGGGCGGCGTGCCTCTAATGCTAATGTTACTGGTGCTGTTGCTGCTGCAATGGCTATCTCGTTAGCAAGCAAACCGATTTCAGATATTGATGTAATTAGCGTGTAAGACTTGCAAAAAAATGTAAAATATGGTAGAATGCCCCCCTATGGGGCTACGAGATCAATTTCGTCTTTTGACAACAGCTGATTTAATTCAAGCGCAGGACAACGCAGATCTAGTAGCCTCTCTTGCCCCAGTTAATACCTCTAATGGTTACTATTTTAATTATGGTAATGTCGCAGCTGTTGATCGCAATACCGCAATGCAAGTTCCGGCGCTCGCACGAGCTAGGAATATCATTTGCGGCACTATCGGGAGCCTACCTCTAGAAACACGCTTGCGAGCAGATAACTCATATGTTCAATCGCCGCGAGTAATTAACCAGCCAGATTTACGCGTTGCTGGTTCGGCAGTTTATTTCTGGGTTGCCGAGGATTTACTATTTTACGGCGTGTCTTATGGTTTAGTCACCGAAGTATTTCAGGAATTCCCTAACCGCATTAAGTCTTGGACACGAATTGTGCCAAGCCGCGTTACAGTTCAATACAATACAGATGCCACCGAAGTTACTGGCTACACAGTAGATGGCAAGTTAGTTCCGGATCAGGGCGTAGGCTCACTAGTAGTATTTTATGGCCTAGACGAAGGCATTTTGGCTCGTGGCGGTCGCACTATTCGCACGGCACACGAATTAGAAAAGGCATCTTACAATTTCGCGCAAGAGCCAGCACCTTCTATGGCGCTAAAGTCTAATGGCGTTAATCTGCCAGCAGAACGCATTACTAAATTACTTGAATCTTGGAAGGCTGCTCGCCAATCACGATCAACGGCATTTCTAAATGCTGATATTGAGCTACAACAGTTTGGACACAATCCACGCGACTTGCAGCTAGTTGAAGCACGCCAATACTTGGCAACTGAAATTGCTCGACTATGCAATATGCCTGCCTGGTATCTAAATGCTGATCCTGCCGGCTCGATGACTTACTCAAATGTTTCTCAAAGCCGCCGAGACTTAATCGACATGAGCATCAAGCCGATTCTAGTGGCGATCGAGCAGCGATTAAGCCAGCCAGACTTCACTCCGCAAACACAGCATGTTCGATTTGACCTAAATGACTTCCTACGCGGCACAGCCGAGGAACGCGCTCGCGTATGGCAGATTCTCAACTCAATCGGGGCTTTAACAGTTGAGGAAATTAGAGAACTAGAGGATCTAGTATGAAAATAACAGTTCCAGTATCACTTATTGCCGCCGATACAGATGCCCGGACTATTTCCGGTCGCATTGTTACTTGGGGCGAGGCTGGCAACACTAGCGCTGGTAAAACAGTATTCGCAAAAGATTCTATCGCGCTAAAGCCAGTTAAATTGTTCATTGATCACAATATGGACAAGCCAATCGGCAAAGTATTAGATTTTGATGCACACGAGGAAGGCATAGATGCCACCTTCAAGATTGCCAACACACAGCGCGGCAACGATGCGCTAGTCGAAGCCATGGAAGGTCTTAAAGATGGTTTTAGTGTCGGCATTAAGTTATCTGAATACGATAACACCGATGAAGGTTTAGTAGTTAAGAATAGCCAGTTAGTCGAAGTAAGCCTGGTCGAAACACCAGCAATCGATTCTGCACGAGTTTCTGAGGTAGCCGCTTCAGATGATCCAACAAATGAACAGGAAGGGTCAGACATGACCGAGACTCCAGAGCTTCAGACCGAGAACGAAGTCTCGGTAGAAGCAGCTAAGGTAGAGGCAGCTGCAAAGCCAACCTCTGCACCTGTATTCACCTCACCACGAGTTGATACAAATGTTACCGCAGGACAATATGTCCACGCACAAATCAAGGCACAGCGAGGCGATGCAGATGCACGCGACCTAGTTGCTGCTTTGGAAGTTGCAACTGTATCTGAAAATACAGGTATGGTTCCACCAAACTACCTACGCGATATCATTGGCATTATTGATGATTCACGCCCATTCATTAACTCGATTGAGCGCGCACCACTACCTGCCTCTGGTATGAAAATCTTTACACCAAAGCTAGGCACACAGGCAACAGTAGCCGTGACCGCTGAAGGTGCTGAATTCGATTCTACCGACACAACAGTTACCTTCCAAGAGGACAATGTTGTTAAGTTTGCTGGTGCAAACATCATCAATGTTGAACTTCTAGATCGCTCAGACCCATCATTCTTGGATCTACTACTACGCGAACTAGCAGCATCTTACGCACAAAAGACTGATGCTTATGCAGCTCAGATCGCAGCACAGAACGCTGCATCATCATCTGGTGGTTCAGTTTATGCTGCCATTGCTGATGGTATTGCAGATTCCTATGAAGTAATGCGATTTGTGCCAAACCGACTATTGGTTGCACCAAGCGGCGGCGCAGCAAGCATTGACTTCTCAGCATTGCTGAAGGAAGTTGATCAAGATGGTCGACCACTATTCGCTGCTGCTGCACCAAGCAACGCTGCTGGTCTAATGACCCAGGGTAGCACCGCTGGCACAGTTGCAGGTCTATCTGTTGTTGTTGATCCAAACTACACAGGTGATGACCTAAACGCTAAGCACGCATTGGTTTATCCATCTGCTGCAATGCGATTCCACGAGAGCGGCACAGTTCAGTTGCGCTCAAATGTAGTTGCAAATGGTCGAGTTGAGATTGGTATCTATGGCTACGCAGCCGTGGTTAACCGCTACCCAACCGCCTTCCGCAAACTATCCTAATTAACTAGATCGAGGGTCGGGCGTGTTCTCCCGAGCGCCCGGCTCTCACCAAAGGAGTAGATATGCCAACGATTATCACAGCCACCCAGCTGCGAAGCGTGCTTGGCGTATCTGTATCACTTTACAGCGATGCTTACTTAGATCAGATAATTGATTCAGCAGAAGCAGTAGTCCTGCCAATGCTAGTGTCTTATTCATCGCCCATATCGGGGGTCAAATTAGAATCTAATGTTGCTTACTTTTATGTTGAGCGCAGCAAGTTTAACGAATCGCAATCGGTCGTTATCGCTGGCGTTGGCGCACCATTTAACGGCACACACACAATCACAGCATTAGGCGATGGCTACTTTAATGCCGCAATAGTCAATGCTGATATTAAGTTTAGAGAAGTTATCCCAAGTGGCACAGCGACCTTATCTGGCGCAGCTACTTATGTTGGCAACGATGCGGTCGAATCTGCAATTTATGTAGTTAGCACAGAGATATTTCAAAGCCGCACAGCAGCAGGTGGTCAGATCGAGGGCGTAGATTTTGCCCCAACCCCTTATCGTATGGGCAAATCGCTTTTAAGCCGTGTATCCGGGCTTCTCGCGCCATATCTCGATGAGGGTGCAATATGCCAATAAGCAGCACCCGAGCAGCGCTTAAAGCGGCTTTAGTAGGCGTTACAGCCAATGTTTATGACCATGTGCCAGAAACAGTTATTCCACCAGCCGTAGTAGTAGTGCCGGATTCGCCTTACGCTGAAATCCAAACTATTAGCAAGGCCACTATTCGCACGCAGTTAAACTTTACTTTAACCTTATGTGTTGCTTATCACTCTAACTCCGCAGCGCTCGATAATCTCGAAGCATTGTGGTTGCAAGTTTTGGCGGCGTTGCCTGCCAATTATGTAGTCGGTGTCTTGGAAAAGCCATCGGTTACGCAGGTCGGTGCTAGCGAATTGCTAGTTGCTGACTTTAATGTTTCTACCTACTACACGAATTGAGGAATCCGTGGCTACTTATGTAATCACAGGCAGAGATGTATCTCTCAGCTTCTCAGGTGGAACTGATATCGATGCACAGGCAACGAGCGCAGTTCTAACCAAGACCAACGATCGACAGATTTACCAAACCCTAGATGGCGAAGCCTACAAGACCACCAATGTCGAAGCAGTATTCGATCTAGAAATCTTGGCAGACTGGGGTAAGGCAAACAGCGTATGCGAAGCACTATGGACAGCTGCTGAAACACCAGAAACAGCAATCACAGTTACTATGACTAATACCGCTGGTTTGACTTTTGCTTTTGATATCCTTCCAGAATATCCAACAGCAGGTGGCGCTGGAACTGATGCTCAGACAGTATCGTTCAGTTTTAAGGTTGCTCAGGGCGCAGTTACCGAAACCTTTCCAGCCTAATTAACTAACTGATCGGGGGATCAAATGAAACTACAACTAAATATCACTTACAACAACAATGAACAAGTGTTTTGCACAGTTCAGGCATCGGATTGGCGTAGATGGGAAATCGAAACCAAGCAAAAGATGACTAATGCAGAGTTGGGTATGAGTGACTTATTGTTCTTGGCTTACACCAGCATTAAGCGAACTAGCGATAAGCCAGTAAAACCGCTAGATGCTTGGTGTGATGGAGTAGCTGATATCGAGGTGGTCGATGCTAATGCAAACCCCACCAGCGCGGTAGCCTCAACAGACTAATAATCGAATTGGCTATCGCAACACAAATCCCGATGAAGTATTGGGAAACGGCAGAGGATATTCTCACAGCATTAGAGATACTTAAGGAACGAGATGGCGGATGATGTTCAGGTCTTTTACAGCGAAAAAGA